ATGCTGTTATGGATCTACACAAATCAACCCTAGAAACAAGCAAAGGATTCTATACCTCTCCGCTTGGATTTCTATATGCTTTATGTTTCTTATGGGTAACATATTTAATAGTAAAATTACTTTTTACGTCCCCAAAGGGGACAAACTAGGAGATTTAGATGGATAATAATAACGAGACTCCAATGGCTGCCACAGAGGCAACAACCACGGAACAATCTCAGGTAATGACTCCAGAGCAAACTCAATACAATAATGAGAAACAGGCTTTTGAGACTCACGTACAGGCAAATGGAGAAGCAATCCCTGAGAATTTTAAGGATGCTGG